TTTTGCACCCGCTCCAATAAATGGCGAATTCATTACAACCGTTTTGTCCGCTTCCAATTTCGCAATTGCCGACGCGTCCAAAGTTTCCGCGAATTTCTTCCCGTAACGCTTGATTTTTCTTTCGAAGTCCGCCATATAGCCGATTTCGTTGTTTGCATACTGTCCCGGAATCATTGTGAATCCGAATTGGTAAGTTGCAAAAGTAACTGTCACGAGTGCCGAACTTGATTCGTCGTCGCCGATCGTACAAGTTCTAACGTTTGAAATTGTAACGTCCGCCCCGTCAATGACTGGAATTTCCAAAGTATTTCCCGCGCTCATTCCCGCTTTTTCCAGGATGTCCGCCGAAACAATTGATTCTGGATCCGTTGTGTCGTCGACAAACTTTTGCCACGCTCCGTAGTTGGATAACCTGTCTTCGTACTTGTCAAGGCTTCCGGAATACTGCGATCTTATCGCCTGTAATCTAGTGTTTACTAAACTCATTGTAAAATTGTTTTAAATTAAAAAAAAATTGTCGCTTCGTTTACCCTTGACAAATGTCGACGTTGTTATGTGCTAAAATAATAAAAATTAATTAAACGGCAACCCCTTGGAATGTTCGGCGAATAATTTGTCCGCTTGTTCCGTGTATTCTTTGGAACCGCGTTTCAAACCTTTCCCGGCTAAATCCTTTATTATTGCGTCGTTCAATTGTGTTTGTGTCTTTGCCGTCGTTATTGTTGCTGATACGTTTAAACGGTTCGGATCGTTCGGATTTAATGTTTTCGGATCAACTCCGCCACCACCGTTCGCGCCTTTTTTTCCTAAAACCGACGCCAATTTGGTTTGCAAAATTTCGCCCGCGTCCATCTTTGCCAAAGTTTTCGAATTTAAAATCGGTTCGTTTCCTTCGTAAAATGTGACCGTTCCGTCTTCCATTACTTTTGCGCCGTTTACTAAGTTTGAAATAACGCCGTTGATATACGATTCGCGAACGTCTTCCGGCAATTCCGTGTTGAATTCCATTCCTGACATTGCCTTGTTGATAAGCGATTCAATTTTGTTCGTTCTCGACCTGGTTTCAAACTCTGAAATTTGTCCGGTTAATTCCGCGATTCTCGTTTCCGAATCGGCTTGAAGTTTGTCGTACAAAGTTTTAAAATGTTCCGAACCGGCGGATTCCTCAACCGCTTTTTTTAATTCCGCGATTGTTTGGTCCTTATCGGCCAACAATTTTGGATCCGCTTGATTCTTTAAATTGGAAATTTGTTCTTTCCAAAACGCGTAACTTTTAACGCCTTGCGGTTTTTCAACTCCCAGAACTTCCGAAAAGTCCTTATCATATCCGCCGTGAACCTTTCCGATTTCGTCGCCTATTTTCGAGTCCCAATAATTTTGTGCGTGATTGTTCAACAATGTTTGTGCGTCATCCGAATTCCTGAAATTATCAATAAATTGTCCTTTCAAATCCGAATTGTTTTCGAACGCTTCGTTTATTTGTTCAATGGTTAAATCTGACATAAATTTCCCTTTTTTATGTTATTTTTTTGTTTTTGGTTTTGGTTTGTATGGTTTTTTCTTTTTCGCCATTACTTCGATTCGATTGTTTTCTTTACCGCCGGTTTTTTCTTTGCCGTTGGTTTAATTGTTGGATCGTGTAACACAAATAAATTCGTGTAACCTAATAAGGCCATAACGTTTGAACGCGACCCCTTTGTCGATGCGCCTTTAATTTTTGTAATATAGTCCGTTTGATTCAATTTAATAATCGAAACCCTTTTGTCGTACTTTTTTAATCTTGGTCTGTGGACCTCCTCTACTAATAACAAATGATAAAACCTTTCGGATTCAACTTTTGTGATTTCGTTTGGAACCTCAATTCCGAATTGTTCCGTTGCCTTCAGGCATTCCGCGAACTTGTTTGGTTTAACTTTCTCCATTTTCTGTTTGATTGTTTATGGTTGTTGTATAAGATATTAAAATTTCGTTGATTCTGTTTATTTTATCGTCGAATTGTAATTCGCGACCAAAATCCAAAACGTTTGTTTCCTCCCGTTCGAATCGCGCCACAAAGTTATTGAATCTGGACTTAATTACAAAATCGGTTTGCGACATTGCGCCGTCGGTAACCAACGTTCGCGATTGGTCCACGGTTTTATGTGGCTCCGGATTTAAGTTGTAAAGAATCCACGCGCGTTCGATTCGGTCGTCGTTTCCTTTGTACTTAGTGACTAAAATTTGTCGGTAAATTTGATCGATTTCCTCGTCTGGTTCGCCGTTTTCTTTGGCCATTTTATATTCCTCCATCAAATGGTTAGTTGATTTTAGAAAGAATTGATCCCCATAAAAAACAACCGACGAAATGAAGGAATCGCCAAACATTAATCGCGCGACCGTGTCGTTTGCGAATTTGTGAACCGCTTCAAAACTCGATGCGATTTGTAATAATATATTTTGACGGCTTTCAAACGACCCGAATACTTGCGTTTCGTTCACTTGATTGTTGTCCAAAACTCGACCACGCGTTCCGATTGTTACTTCTCGAATTCCGTCCGCGTATTCAATTAGTTTTTGCTTAATATATTCAAGCGATTTTGTGTCCGGAGTTATTATTGAAACCGGGTTGGATAAAACCGGATCGTCGCTTGTTTGCGGTGCCGGTATTTCAAAAATTGTTCCCGGTCCGATTTCCTCACGTTCTGAACAGGCCGGGCATTTTGTTTGTTTTGTTTTAATTTGTTCCTGGCCGTTTTCGTAAATTGTGTAATCCGTTGAAATGAAACCATTGTCGCACCCTTCAAAATTACAAAGTTCTTCGAATGTCGTTATAATTGGGAAGGTCCCGTAAAGATCCGCGTATTCCTTGAATGTGTCTTCAACCAAATATTTGTCCAATCGTCCGAGTACTTCCGTAATTGGCGACTTCTTTTCAACCGTGTTTGATCCTTTTAAATTTTGATTCCAAAAATATGACGCCGGACAATAACCTAAATTGTGCGGATTGTCGACAATTGGTTCTCCAATGATTTTGTTTCCGTCTACATTGTAAACTCGATACGACGTTGAATCATAAACCGCAACCGTGTTTTTGTTTACCTGAAAAACAACGTATTTAATTGCGCCGTTTTTGTCCGATTTAACGTCGATAATATTCGAAACGTCAACAAAATAATAGTAAGGTTTTCCGATTCCATCCGTTGGCATATCGACAACCAAAATCGAATTTATTGAATATCGTAATTGATCGAAACCAATTGTTTTGAAAAATTCGCGGTCCTTCAATTCTTTATTCAAATATGATTTAAAATCCGTCGCGTTGTCTGGATTCGAAAATTCATAATTGAAAAAAGGATTTTGACCGTCAAAAACTCTTTGATATTCTTGATAAATGTCTTTCGTTATTTCGAGCGATACAACCGGCAATCGTAACAACTGACAAAATCGATTGAATTTGTCGCGCGTCAAATAACTTTCAACCCAGGACAATAAATCGATAAAAGCCGGATTGGACCGAATGTTTTCGATTTCCGTTTCGCCGTGTAACTTTAACCTATTTTGATGCCTTTCGGCGTTTTCGAGTAGGTTTCTTTTCGGTCGGTTCTGGATTATCGCTTGGACTTGATTTTTTTCTAATTGCATTTTTAACAAATTCAAATTCGCTTTCGTTCGGAAATTTCCAATCGCATTTTTTTAAAGATAATAAACGAACGGCGTGTCCAACCTCGAAAGACTGGACGCGACCGCCGTTTGTTATTAGTTCAATAATTTTCATTATTAAAGATCGGTTAATGGATCGAAATCCGCCGGAGTTACAATTGTTTGATACTTCGACCAATCCTTTTTCATATTGAATGAAAGTGCGTGCGTGTCGTTTGTCGCGAACCCTTCGTTGTTTGTGTCCCCTACAAAAAAACTTGAAATTGGGAAACCAATATAACTCGATGCAACTTTTTCTTGGCAAATAATGTCGCCGTTTTCATTGAAAAAGTAAACAACTAAGTTCTTTTCACATCTAAGGTCGAAAAGTGCTTGGATTACTTCTTTTGAAAGCGATTTAAACATTCCAGTAAATTGTGAAGGATTAACGCCTACCAATTCACTTTCGCCGTTTAACGTTGAGTTGTCCCCACCGCCGTTTGTAATTGATTCGCCCGCCGTGATAATTGCTTCGTGAACGAATGGAGTAACAACAACGTGCGTGTCGTCAACTGCTGAAGTTAATGTTTGCCAATCCGCCAACAACGTGATATCCTTTCCGGCCGTACCGTCAAAAGTGAATCCAGTTCTTTGAATTGCGAATTTTTGAATTTGATTAAAATTTTCCGGGCAAGTTTGCGACGGAATGTCCCCGATCGTGTTTGGATTCGGGCATTGACAACTTAATGACATAATTTTTTGTTTTAAAATTAAAAATTTACCGTTTTCGTTTCTACCCTTAAAAATCGACGTCGGAATTATTGTTGTTGTAAATATACAAATTTTTTCATATAAAAAAACGGGATTGAATTTCACTCGAAAAACAACCCCGAAAACCACAAACAAAAAGGTTTTTAGTTTAGGCTTATTCTTTCAAAGGTATTCAAATTTTCCAATTCGAACGCGATTTCCTCAAAACTTAATTGAACCAAAACGGAATGCGACATTCCTATCAAATACAATTCACAAAAGTTTTTGTCCCTTGCGTGCGCAATATAATGCCTTAAGTCGAAACAAAAGTCGTCCCAGGTTTCCGAAATTAATTCTTCGTTTTCGTCAAATTCCCGCGTTAATACTTTCGTTCTTAGTGTCATATTAATTCCTTCGTTTTATTCCTTTCCTTGTTTGTCTGTCCATTCCGATTTTGTCAAAACAAACATAACGAACCGAATCGATTCCGTGATTGTAGTTGTCGATCGGTTTGTTTAAATATTCACCGTCCTTCGTTTTCATCCATTGATAATTCGAAAATTCGTCAATCAAATTGACCGATTTTTTGTGGATATTGATTCGGTAACGTTTTAAAATATCGATTCCATTTTTGATTGAATCCGGTCCCTTCTTAACTCCGCGAATTGCACGGAATCCCGCGCGTCGAATTTCCGCGATTGATTTCGGTTCGGACGAATCCGCGACAATGTCATCCAACGAACCAACGTCAAACGATTTCAATCGGTTCGCAATGTCTGGATTTGTTAAACCCGTTTCGAAACAAAGTTCTTCCATCCATAATTCCCCGCCTTGATATGATACTTTTACAATCGCCGTTGGATCGTTCGT